CCCGCCATAAATTAGATATGGAAAGTTACGAGGGCGGGGATAACTTCTATTTAGGATTACAAGGGGCAGCGATTGACCCGTCTATACCGCCGTTAGGTAATGATAAACATAACCCTAAAGCGGAACTAGAAAATTTAGATAAAGAAGTTTAATAATGGCGGTAGATTTATCGGCGCCCGGCTTTATGAAAAAAAATATGCAAAGGGGATTAGATAACCTTAATAAAGCGGGTAGCGGTTTAACGGCTAAAACCATAAGGGACGCTAGAACAATTATTAGTAGCGGTAAGGTAAGCGAACAAAAAGTAAGAAAAATGTACGCTTGGCACCGACGACATTTAAGCGATTTAGATAGAACGCCTAGTAACCCTAACGATAAAGATACTTGGCGAGCTAGCGACGTTGCTTTTTTATTATGGGGTAGCAACCCGTTTACTAACCCTATGCAAGCCGGCGATTGGGCAAAGCGTAAGGTAGCGCAACTAGATAATGAAGAAAAAAGAGCGGTAGATAATTTAGAACAAGATTTATATGTTAAAGAAAAAGACGCGATCGCAAAAGCAAAAGAATTAGGTTGCGACGGGGCGCATAAACACGAAATAGACGGCGAAACTTATTATATGCCTTGTAAAAATATGGAAGATTATACAAAACTAACGGGTATGAAACATACCGACAAAGACGATACTACTTTAATAAGTTATAACGATAAGCGAGCGCCAAGCGACCCTAGTACGCCCGCACCAAAAAAAGACCAAATAGAGGGTAGTAAAAAAAATCCTAAAGGTAGCGCTACCGGTAAAAGTAATAATATAAAATTTAACGAGGGTACCTTAAAGGCAATTAAGACGATCGTAGATAATCATAATGAAGATGTAAAAGATATGGCTAGTTGGCGTAAGTTACGTATGCCGGTAGCTAAAGCGGTAGTACGTAGGGGCTTTGGAGCTTATAGTACCTCGCATAGGCCGGGCGTAAGTAGGCAAGCTTGGGGTTTAGCTAGATTAAAAGCTTTTAGTTATTTACTAAAAAATAACCGCCCTAAAAATTCTAAATATATAACCGATAACGATTTATTACCGGAAAAACACCCACGCTTTAGCGGTAAAGAAGAAAAAAGTAACATATTTTATGACACGGTAATTGACGCTATAACATTAACCACTAAAATACTTAATAAGCGAAGTAGGATTAATTCATATATGAAAGAAAAAGAAAATCGTAGCTTTAGTTTAGCTAACGTAGAGATAAGAGAAGAAACCGATAACGAAGATTTAAATTATACATTTAGCGGGTACGCTAGCGTATTTAATAAACCTTATGGGGTAAGAGATAGTAAAGGCGCATACGAGGAAACAATTAAACCGGGCGCTTTTAAAAAGACTTTAAAAGAGCAAGACGATGTACGATTTTTAATTAACCACGACGGAATACCTTTAGCCCGTAGTAGTAGCGGTACTTTAAAATTAGAAGAAGATGATTACGGTTTATTTGTACAAGCGGATTTAGACCCTAATAATCCTAAAGTCGCTGAAGTTGCTAGCGCTATGAAACGTGGGGATTTAAACGAAATGTCTTTTGCTTTCGCACCAATTAGAGATGATTTTGACGGCGATAAAAGAGAAGTACAAGAAGTACGTTTATTTGACGTAAGCGTAGTTACCTACCCGGCTAATAGTTGGGCGGGCGCTACATTAAGGGGCGTAGATATAAGCGATATGCAAAAAGAATTAGTGCAAGCCCGTAGCGGGGAAAAAGCCGTAGAAGTTTTAGAAGAACTTATTACTAAGTTAGAAAATGACGATCGTAATGATAATTCTAAAAATAATACCGACTTAGAAATCTTAAAAGTAAAGATGAGAAAAGACGGTTTATTAAAAGACGTAACGCCGGGTAACTAACCCACCTTACGCATAAGTATAAAAACTTTATTTTAAAAGGAATAAAATTGAAAAAACTAATTGAAGAAAGGGACGCAAAATCTCTTGAACTAAATTCATTAGTTGCCGAAATGGAAGATATGGATAAGGGCGACGAGCTAGACGAAAAACTAGTTAGGTCAAACGCGATCCTAGATGAAATTAAAGCGCTAGATGAAAAAATAGAGCAAGCCGAAGATATGCGTAAAACCCTTAACGAAGTTGAGGAAAGTAGAAAAGCTTTAGATATTAAAGATGAAGACGTTTCCGAAACTGAACAACGTATGGAAGTTAACGAGCCGGATATGTACCATAAAGGCGGAAAAAATTCTTTTTTCGGCGATATGTACCAAGCCCGATTTAATAACGACTATAACGCTAATAAAAGATTAGCCGAGCACCAAGAAGTTTCTAAAAGAGACGTAGGTACCGGCGCTTTCGCAGGATTAGTAGTTCCTCAATACCTAGTAGATGATTACGCACCGCTTGCAAGAGCCGGCGCTAATTTTTATAACGCGGTACCTAAAAGGGATTTACCGGCATACGGAAACAAAGTAGAAATATCAAGAATTACTACGGGATCCGCTGCTGCCGAACAAGCAAGCGAAAACGCAGCCGTGCAAGAAACAAATATGGACGATACATTATTAACCGTAAACGTTGATACTATAGCCGGCCAACAAGATGTTTCTAAGCAAGCACTTGAAAGAGGAGGGCAACCGGGCTTTAATCTAGAAGATATTATTTTCCAAGATTTAGCTAGCGCCTACTTTACTAAGTTAGATAACCTACTTATTAACGGAAGTGGTAGCTCCGGGCAACCAAAAGGTATATCACAAGTTAGCGGGATAAACACCGTAACTTATACCGACGCAAGCCCAACCGTTGGCGAACTTTACCCTAAGCTAGCCGACGCTTTACAAAAAATTAATAGCGAAAGATTTGCTCCGGCAACCGCAATAATTATGCACCCAAGAAGATGGGGCTTTTTAACTGCGGGAGTTGATAGTTCTAATAGACCGCTAATCGTACCTAACGGTAACGCACCGCAAAACGCGATTGGTACAGGCGAAGTAAATAAATACGGAGCCGTTGGTCAAATATTAGGCGTACCGGTTATTACGGACGCAAATATTAGAACCGACTTAGGCGCGGGTACCGAAGACGCTATCTATGTAGTTAGAGCCGAAGATCACATTTTGTTTGAGCAAGATGTATTTACCGCTAAGTTTGAAGAAACTAACGCGGGTAGCTTAACTACTAAGCTAGTTGTTTACGGATACGTTGCATTTGCTAGTGGTAGATACCCTAAAGGTATTTCCGCTATATCCGGAACAGGATTAATTGCACCTACTTTTTAATAAGTAGATAATTAAAAATTGGTTTATGGGGTACCGGGCAACCGATACCCCTAAACCTTAAAAAGGAAAAAATGAGTAAAAAAGATTTAGTAAACGCTTTAAAAGAAGAATTAAAGCATTATGAAAAATACGGAAAGGCAAAACGTGCTGAACAAGTTAAAAAAGAAATTAAAAAGCTTGGCGGAAAAATTGAAGATAAAAGCGCTAAACCTAAAGCCGAAAAGAAAACCGTAAAGAAGTAACTATGCCTAAAGGAATTGGTTACGGAAAAAAGAAAATGAAAGGCGGAAAAGGTAAAGGCCGTAGGAGAAAATAACCTATGGCGATTACTAACGGGTATATAACCCAAAACGACCTTAAAGCTTTTGTAGGCATACCTACAAGCGATACCGCCGACGATGACTTACTAGACAACGCGATCAATGGCGCTAGTAGGCAAATAGACGCATTTTGCGGTCGTAAATTTTACGCCGATACGGGCGCAAGCGCAAGAGAATTTTATACTAGAGATTTTTACCGGTTGTTTGTAGATGATATAAGTACAGATACCGGGCTAATCGTAAAATATGACGATGATGATGACGGTACTTATGAAGTTACCGTACCTAGTACCGATTATAAATTATTACCTATAAACCAAGTAGTAGGCGGTATAGAGGGTAGCCCTTATTACGTAATAGAGTTACAAAGTAACGGTGATTATGAATGGCCTTTAAGCGATACTTCTAATAGACCATTTGCCCAAATAACAGCTAAATGGGGTTATGCTACTACGCCGGAGCCGATTAAATACGCTTGTAAAATGTTAGCTAGCGAACTTTTTGCTATGCGAAACGCACCTTTAGGGGTAGCGGGCGTAGGGGATTTTGGCGTCGTTAATGTACAACAAAACAGGGAGGTTACCCGGTTACTTTTACCGTTTAGAAAAGCAAGCGTATTAGGTGTTGCTTAATGGCTAGTTTACAAGAAGTAAGGGACGGTATAAAAACTACTTTAGAAAGTAATGTATCGGGTTTAAGGGTTTACGATGTAGTACCCGACTATAGTATTAATTTTCCGGTAGCTATAGTTTTACCTTTATCTATTGAATTTAATGTAGCTATGCAAAGAGGAACGGATCTTTATAATTTTGATATTTTAGTGGCGGTAGAGCGGGGTAATAGCCGTACCGCACAAGATAAACTAGACGCTTATATAACAGGGCAAGGTAGTAGTAGTTTAAGGCAAGCTATATTTAATAATAGAACGTTAGGTTTAACCGATACGGACGCAACTATATCTAGCGTAAGTAATTACGCTGCAGATGTAAATTTAAACGGAATAGACGCGATCGGTGCAAACATAAGTTTAGAAGTTTATACAAAAGGAACTTAAATTGAAATTTAAAATTATAGGAACAAAAAAAATAGATGATAAAGAGCCGGGCGAAATAATTAGTTTACAAGATTTAAACCAAATATTAACCCTTACCCAAGCCGGCCATATAGAGCCCGTTAAAAAAGTTAAAAAGATAAAAAAGGAAAATAAATAATGGCGAAATATGTATTTACCGACGGAAAAGTATTTTTAGACGGTTACGATTTAAGCTCCCATATTAACGCAGTAACTTTAGATATAACCGCCGATGAAGTAGAAGTTACTACTTTACAAAGCGGTGGATTTAAGGAAAGATTAGGGGGTCTTAAAGATAGTAATATTTCTATGGACGGTTTTTTTGAAAGCGGTACCGAAAAACCCGACGCTTTATTAGGGGCTAGCGTAGGTAACGAAATAATTACGACGATCGTACCGGACGCAGGGGTAGGTAATATAGCTTACTTTTTAAAATCTAAATTATTTAGTTATAACATTTTTGGAGCCGTAGGCGAAGTAGCGCCATTTACTATTAATAAAAGTCAAAGTAGCGACATAGTTGTAAGGGGTACTATAGCTATAGACGGTAGTATTACGGCTAGCGGTAATACTAGCGGGGCGCAGTTGGGTGCCGTATCATCTACCCAAAGCGTTTACGCCGCAATACATTGCTACGGCGTAAGCGGTACTAGTACCCCTACCATTACTTTTAAATTACAATCCGACGATAATAGTTCTTTTACAAGCCCGACGGATCGCGCAACTTTTACCGATATAACCGCTATAGCTAGCGAAATTAAAAAGGTAAGCGGGGCTATAACCGACGATTATTGGCGTTTAAATTATACCGTAAGCGGTACTAATCCTAGTTTTGATATTCACGCTACGATTGGGATAGAATAAGCGAATAAATAGGCTATTGTGCGCCGATTTGCGCCGTTTGTTTTTAAGGCCTTAACAAGTTACCGTACCTATAAATAAATAAAATTTTTTTAGAAATATCTAAGAAATACCGACATTATTTAGATTTAGTTTATATAATGGTTTCATAATAATTACTTAGGGAGGTAATAAATGTTAAACGAAGAACTAGTAAAAACACTAGAAATAATAGTAGTAAATTGTAATAGAGCGGTAAGCGATTTTACTAATAGTACTAAAAAACACGATAAGGTAGAAAGCGCTAGTAGGGTAAGAGAATACCAAAACTTATTTTGCGAATTTGCTAACAATACTTTAGGGGTAGAAATCGTAGATGATAGTTTTAACTTTTATCTTAATGAAGTTGGATTAAATGAGCACGATTTTTATACCGCTATAAGTTATTTAAGCGAAGTAGAAAAAAAAGAACGTAATAAAGCTAACGCTAAAGCTTACGCTAAATATATGAAAGAAAATCCGTTCTAATGGATTTTTTAAACGCAAAAGAAACTAAGTTAGTTAGGTATATCGTAAAAAATACGAGCGTACTAGCTAACTTAGACGATGTAGATACAAAGGTTATCTTAACCGCCGGTAATTTAGCTAAGGTAGATACCGATAGCATAAGTACCGTAAAAGTTAGGGTAGCTTTAATGCAAGTTAAAAAAGACTTAGGGGGTAAATAATGAACGTATTTAACGATTTAGCAAAACTTTTAGATAATACAACTAACGTTTATGAAGTAAAAGTAACTACGGAATTTATCGTAGAAGTATCTGCGGATAATCCAACTAAAGCTAAAGAAAAGATAGATAACTATTTAAACGGTAAATATGAAACCAACGGCGATCGTGATAAAGACGCCTACAACGATTGGTTACATTTTATAAACCCGGACAATCTTATAGATAAAAAAGCTAGCTATAAAATTTTTAGGCCTAAATATATAACTAATGGCGATAAAACCGAAGTTATGTATAGGCGAGAAAAAGAATTAAGAAAGGAAAGGAAAGATAATGGCGTTAAGTAGAAAATATTATAAATTAATAGCGGAAGAAATAAATAATACCTATAAAGAAGGTGTTATAAAAGATACCGATAATTTAATATTAGATAAACTTACAAATAATTTAGCGATACGTTTTGCCGAAGATAACGCAAACTTTAATCACATATTATTTTTAAAAGCTTGTTTAAAAGACGTAACTAATACTCCCTAAGTATAGGTACGATAAATAAAAACCCGGCGAGCTTAACCGCCGGGTTTTTTCTTTGCCTAAAATGTAAGCGATCGCGATTTTTTACCGGGATCGTCAATTTTTTAATGTCATACTACCGTTAGCTTATCTAATCCTACTTAAAATTTAATTATTAAGAAAAGGAGAATACATTGGCTAAGTTTGTTTTAACTAACGCTTTAGTAAAGATTAATAGCGTGGATTTAAGCGACCACGTTAGTAGCGTTACTTTAGATATTACGGCCGATGAAGTTGAAGATACTCCGTTCGGTCAAACTTTTAAAAGTAGATTAGGCGGACTTAAAGACGGTACATTAAGTATAGATTTCCAACAAGACTTTGCGTCAAGCGAAGTGGACGCTACTTTATTTCCGCTTTTAGGTACGGTTACTACTTTTGAGATTAGAGCCGACGCAGGCTCGGTTTCATCTACTAACCCAAAATATACCGGGTCGGTACTAGTAAACCAACACCAACCCGTAGCTAACGGCGTAGGTGAGCTTGCGACTATGAGCGTATCTTTTCCAACATCGGGAACAATTACAAGGGCAACTTCTTAGTATGGCTAATTTACAGGGGTTACACCAACTCACGCTTGTATTAGATGACGGTACTAAAAAAGAAGTAACATTAAGGCCTATAGATTTTGTTGCGTTAGAACGTAAGTTCGGTCAAAGGCCGGCTAGCGAATTAGAAAATTTAGGATTTGAGGAATTAATGTATTTATGTTGGAACGCTAGTAAGCGTACCGGCGTTACAGATGATTTTGATAAATGGCTAAATACCGTAGCAACTATAGACGGTTTAGGTGGCGAAGACCCCAAATAACCGGTAGCTATTATTTAGATTTAATAGCAGAGATAAGTTTGGCTGCCGGACTAAACCCTAACGATGTAGCGGAACTACCGCTACCTATGTTTATAGCTTTACAAAACGCCCTTAATAAACGAGCGGAAAATAATAAAAATGGCTAAAGGAATAAGTAAAACTACAAGCCAAAGCGGTATAGCCGTAACGGGTTTAAATGATACCGTTTTTGGTTTAAGAGAAATAGCGCAAGGTAAAGAAGTTAAAAAATCTTTACGCGATCTACATAAAAATATTTCAAAAGAAGTAGAAACCCAAGCCCGTACTACGGCTTTAAGGCAATCCGTAAATGGTCGCCCGGCACCAAAAGCAACGCAAGGCGCTAAAGGTTTTGTAGGGGGCGGTACCGACCGTAGCGCTTTTTTAGATATTAGAAAAACTAACAAGTTTGTACGTAACTTAGAATTTGGGCGTGATTATCAATT